GAAAATACCAACCGTTTGGTTTAAACCAGTGCCAGTAGAAACTGAGGCACGAGTTACAGAACCACGCGATAGTACGACGAAATCACCGTAAAAGATGTCGGTCGCATAACCGTACTGGATTGGGTACATACGAGTAGAACCCGCAAATACTTGACCACCAATTAGGTTTTGCGGCAACAGCCCGTACGGAGCTGATACAGCGGGATAAGCCATTTAAGACTCCTTTAAAAATTAAGAACCTTTACCAAAGCTTGTCGAAGATTTACTCTCTTTAAAGATAGGCATCCTCGCGTCGCTTTGACGCATTAAGCTACTATCAACTGCTTCTGTCTGTGATTTAGTCAATTTATCAAAGTGGGTGTTACGTTGATCCATAAACTCTGTCGGACATTTGCATAATAGCAACCCGCCAATCTCAATTTGACCGCTAAAGCGGCTATTGGGATCAACTAGCAGTTTAAATTTCGGTTGTTCTTCTGAAGAAACGGGCTCCCAACCTTCACGGTATTTACCCGTAATGTTGCGCTGATCGTAATCATTCAAAGTAGAAACACGAACCCATCTGTACGCATAGCCCGGTTCCTTATCAGGTTCCGGCAGTAGATCTGCTTGTTGCCACTGCTTAGGGCGCTCTTGCACTGCTCTACTAGTCATCTCGCGTTGTAATCTGTTTTCTGTAGCCATTTAAGCCTCCAATTTTGTCGCTTCACGAGCATATTGCTCGTTGGTTAGCCCGAGTTTTTTAGCCAAGGCAGCTTGCGTTTTTGATAGCACTACTTGTTTGGAAGAAGTACTACGCTTCGCAGATGCGACTACCGTGCTTGGTTTTGTACGTTGAGGTTTTTCCTCATCGTTTTTAGATGTTGATGCAAATTCTTCTGGGAATCTACGTACAACTTCTTTGTCGATACTTTTGAAATATTCATCAGTACCAATGTATGCTTTACCGTACCTTACCGCTAACTCTTCATGGACACCTTCAGCTAGCTTGCGCATTGCTAATTTATTAGGATCAACAAACCAAGGGTTTCTGGACACCCAGCTTGCGACCTTTGGGTCCATTTGCTGCGTTTGCGGCGGTTGTGAGGTAGTTTGTACCTCATTTTCTTGGATTTGTACAGCAGGTCTGTAGTTTTTTGCTTTATCAAGCTTCATCTCAGCCCGCATAAGCTCTTTTTGAGCTTCTAAAAGCTTATCGGAGTCCCCAGAGTCATACGCTTCTTTATAGTTGCGTTCTGCTTTATCTATTTCTAGCTCAGCGGATGTCTGGTAATTAGAAATTAATTCTTTTTCACCACTATGCAACATAGATTTAAGTCTTCGGTTCTCATCTAAGATCCGTTGAGTCGCTTCTAAAGCCTCTTGTTGTTCACGTAGTACAGCCTCTTTTGCCCTACGTTCATCATGCCAAGCCTTCTTGTACTGAGTAAACTTAGTCTTTACGTTTTTAGAATATTCTTGAGACTCATCAGCTGTTTCAAGTTCCTGTGTAATCTCTTCTGGAAGAGGTTCAGCAAACCTGTCTTCTTGAGGGGTGTCGTCAACAATTTTAATTTCTATGTCTTCATCACCTTCTACCGTAATTTCCAGTTTTTCTTCGGATTTTTCCTCATCTGGAAACTTAAAATCATCATCAAATTTAGGCATGTGCGTTCCTTATTTACGTTTAATACCGCGTGGATCTTCTACAACACCTTCGACGTTGTCGTCGTAAATAATGCGGAATTCGCGGTCGTGGATCAGTAGGCGTGTACCAGCATTTGGGCGAACCAAAATGAAGTCACCTTTTTTGCACCAAGCCCCGTTAGGAAACTTAGTTTTGTCTATGTAGCAGTCTGGTCCCAGATCCACAACGAATAAAACTGTTGTTAACAATTCTTCGATGCGTCTAGTCTCATCAGCTTTTATCAAACCAATTTCGCTACTTTCAAACTCCGCGTCTGCTTCTGGAATAGCGCAAAGAATGCGATAACCAGTAGGTTTAGGGAGTTGCTTGGCTTTCTCTTCTGCGTTCTTGTGCAGCACCTGCGTCAGATCTACTGCTTTTAAAAGATCAATGTTAATCGTCATGGGACTCCATGTTTTTTGTCAGGTCTGAGAGAAATCTCCGAGCAGTGAGTAGACCTGTAATAACCCCACACATATAGCGATACTCTTCAAAGGTCTTAGCGCTGCTAGCACCAAGATCTTCTTCAAGTCGTTTTATGTCCTCGTCAATCTGTGTAGCGACGCGTTCCGCTACTTTAAGTACTTCGTACATTAATCACCTTTCTTTGTAGGCTTCTGAATCTGTGCCTGCCGAGCCTCTCCATGTATTTTGGCGGCAAGTTTTGCCCCTTCAGTTTCTTGCTGTGCCTCAATACGATCGCGTTCAACTTGTAGTTGAGCTGCCTTGAGAGCCGCATCAGCTTGGTCTTTAGCAGTCTTACGCTGCAAGTCTTGTCCTTTAATCTGAAGCTCTTGTTGTTGCAACTGAATGAGCGGATCTTGAGACTGTTGTTGAGCTTTTTGTTGTTGAGCTTCTTGTTGATGTTGTTGTAATAACTGTTGAGAAGCTTGCGCCGCCATTTGAGATATGCGAACTTCCATATCAGGAGCCATTTCAACTTCATCTTGCTCTTCGTTATACGGAGGAAGAGTTTGACCCATTGCTTGCTCAACTTGCTTGCGGTACTCCATGCCTAAATGCTCATGTATATGAGCCATCATTGTTGCTTGTAGTGTCTGAGCCATCTGTGGATTCATACCAACAATTGCTTGCACTTTTGGGTCCTGCATAGCAGACATATGCACCGCGATATGAGCTTGATGATCTTGATACAGAAACGCTTTAGCAGGTTTATTACGTAAAATGTTCATGTTCTCTGTGACTGGGTCACGAGGTTTCATGTCTTCTGCAACTGGCACAAGTTTCTGGTAGTTCTTAATACCAATCACTTCCAACATCTGACGATGTAATTGGGGAAGGTCATACAACTGTGGTGCGGTACTCGCTAGCTGTAGAGCCGCCTGATACTGAACAACCTTCTGAGCCATAGTAGCTGCGTTGGGGTCAGATACAGGGATCACGTTAACTGCTGCGTAGTCAGACTTCTTAGCTGTACGTGAACCTTCTATTGGCTCGTAGTCATAGTCTTCTGGGGCGTTGTCTGCAATAATTTCTTTTAACAGTGCAAACTCTTGACGCATCGCGTAATGCACGCGCGCCTGAATAGCACTCATTGATTTCAATGTACGCTCTAAGATTGCTAGAGTAGTACCGACTGGAGAGTTAGCAGACATGTCTGATGCTTGCAAGTCAGCAGTGCCAGCGAAACGACGACCATCATCTATGATTTGATTTAATAACGCCAACAGAACCTGTGATGGTTCCTTGTATGGCAAAGTCATGATGTTGTCTTTGATAGTTCCACTTGGGACATCCATGTCCCTGAACTCTCCCGGTGCTATCGGCGTGTCGTCACCCTTAGATCTAAGCCCACGAGTTTTAAAGCCACCCGGCAGATTAGAAAGGGTACCAGCATCAACAAGCTGGCGAAGAATAGAAGTACCAGACTTGGCAAAAGCACCAATAAGATGAATGAGACCGAAAGCATAAAATCCAAAACCCGGTATGTAGGGGTAATGAACAAAGTGTGCGCGTTTCTGGTACGTCTCATCATCGGGTTTCCAGTTTCTACGAATAGCTAAGATTTCTCCAGATGATTTTTCCATTGTCACTACATAAGGTAGCGCAATACCTGTCTGCTCACCTTTTTCTGTCTCATGCTCAAAGCCTTCAAGATCAAGCTCTACGTGCATTTCCAACAATTTGAAGCGATCGTCTTGAGTAGCTCTAAAACCTAACTTCTCAGCAATCTTTTTCTCTACTTCATCCATTGTCCCTGTGGGGTCACCGAGATCAACTTCACGATAAAAACCTTCATACTGCAACTTCCTAACTTCATTAGGAGTCTTGCGCATCACATGAGTAACACGCTCCGCTGCTTCTAAACTAGATGCACCATAAGGTACAACTACATCTTCCGCAGGGCAGAACATCGAGACTTGCCGTTGCAAGCTAGAGTCTTCATAGACTTTCTTAAACGCGTTACCTGAAAGACCCAAACCCCACAACATGCGCTCATGCTCGGGACGGTACTCTTTCATAACTTCAGTCAACTGATAGTTCATGTCATTTTGAACTCGTTCAGCCGACGCTTTTGTCTCAGGCGTTTCTTTACCAATTACCTGTGTCTTGACCGGGCCTGCGGCTGGGAAGGTTGACATCATCGTCTCAGCTTGGAACTTCACAAGCGACTCTGCAAGTATGGGGTGATAGACACCACACGCACCGGGCCAAGGCTCCATGCGTTCTTCTATCTTCATACCCAACAACTCAAGTCCGTCGACATAAGTCTGTATCCAGTCCTTGCGACTAGCAATGTCGGTCTCAAAGTCTCCTACTAAGTCCCCCGCCAATTTCACAAGCGCTGACTCATCCATCTCTTCTGCAAGGTTGCGACTAAAGTCATCTTCCTCATCAGACTTCTCCATATCAATCTCAAAGCCCGGCCCTTTGATATTTACAGCCTCCGGATCCTCAATCAAAATCTCGATTGGTTCTTCTTCCGCAGCGATCTGGTCGATACCTTGAGGAGCCTGATATAAAGCCTTGTCTATTGCCATGATGTATCCTTAGTAGTAAGCCGCTTTTTTGCGGTACATATTTAGCATGTTAGGTTCGTCTGGCTCATCTGTGTCCAGTCGTATAAACCCACCCTGCCTGAATCTTAACAGTGCAAGCGTTGTGGAGTCCACTAAGTCGTCGTTAGCGCCAGAGGGAAAGTCGTTACATTCTTCGATCACTTCTTTCGCCCAACGCCTATCCGGAGCGTACACAACTCCCCCTTGAAATAGTGCCGATACAGCGTTCACACGCGCTATCTTGTCTTGACCTTTTCCGGGGGTAAACTCACCCACAGGTATGCCCATCCTGCGAAACTCTTGATATAGCACAGATCCGTTAGACTTTTTTTCAACCATGAACGCATCTGGTTGCCATTCTTTGTACTGTTCTATGACCATAGCCTTCAGATCAGGGTATTCCATACGTTTCTTGACAGCATTTAACAAAATGATGGCGTAATTATTAGTGTCTTCGTTAAAAAACACTCCCCAAGTAGTCAAAGCGTTATAGTCAGCCCTATTATTAGCTTCTTGTGCTGCATCAAGCGACATGATGGTGAACTCGCATTGAGGAGGGTCTTCTTTTTCCCAAATTTTCCACCATTCCCTCTTTATTAGAGCGCCTTCTTCTGATACAGGGTTTTGCATGTACTGGGCATTCCAATACCGCACATCTAACCCAGCTTTTTTAGCTAATAGTTCCTCTACAGGCCAAAACTCAGGCCAGAGAGCCTCTCCATCATCTTTAATTGCAGGGAACTCAACCACTTCCCAAGCATCAACCTCATCATTTCGATCCATTTGGGTCACAATTTGACCCGTTAAGTCCAATTTAGACCAGCGAGTCATAACTACAATAATCGCGCCTCCCGGCATAAGACGCTGTAGAGGACCAGACTGAAACCACTCCCAAGCAGGAAGAAAGACATCAGGGCGACCAGTTTTAGCATCTTGTTCTGAATGCGGATCATCGATAATAAAGAGGTCAGCCCCCCTACCAGCAAGAGCGCCGCCAACACCAATTGCAAAGTACTCACCATTAAAGTTAGTCCCCCATCTTGATGCCGACTTTGAGTCAGCCTGCAGTTCTATTTGCGGAAAAATGTCTCTATACGCTTCTGAACCAACAAGGTTACGTACACGACGTCCAAAGTTAACAGCCAGATCCGCTGTGTGGGAAGCCATGATGATCTTTTTCTGAGGATACTTACCCAAGAACCATGCAGGAGCGAGATAGGATATAAGTTCTGACTTACCATGCCTCGGAGCGATATTAACAATGACTCGTTTTTTCTTACCGTTAGCAATATCTTCAAAAATTTGAGCCAACTTGAGATGGTGGGGACCGACTTTGTATCCCGCGTAGACATGTTTAACGAAATCAAGAAAGTTCTCCTTGCCCAAATTCTGGGTTATTTTGGCATCATAAGTTTTAAGAAGCTCAAGAACACGCCTCTTCTGCTTGTCAGGCATTGTCGGGAGAGCTTCCCGCAACTGAAACAGTTGTTCAGGCGTTAAGCTACTCATTTTTTACTATTTCACGAGCTTCGACGTCAATTACCTTGTTCTCTAAGCTGCCAAGGGTTTCAAGAAGTTCAGCTTCTACCTCTTGGATAGAGAGAATCTTATGTGTTACCTCAGTACGCTTCTTAAATGCGTCCACACCGTCAATTTCCCCCAGCTTTCCTAGGGCAGCAACTCGAATCTTGGCATCTTTTGAGGCTTCTATCTCAGCAACCAGCTTATTTACCACGTACATCTTTAAGTCTGATAGCTCATCGACTATAGATACGTTCATCTGAGCCACCATTCCAGCTAGATAAGCTAGTGTCTCATTAGGATATTGGGCGTAATCAGGTCTGTATGTGGGGTCTGATGCCATCTTCTTGGCAATTTCAGTAGCCTGATCAGCATTTTCTTTAGTAGGGGAGATGATCTGACCCGTCAAATCAGACATTAGTTTGACCACATTAGCCCTCATCTGCAGCTCTTGTGCAGGTGAAAGCTCGGGGAACGCGTCTTTGGCGCTCTCTGGCAGAGGAATGTTTTCCTCAATGTTTGGTACTAATTCATCCATGTCGGGCGTGTCTCCGTTGCGCCGAATATACCACTTTTTGGAAATTTTTTGTAAAAATTTTTTTGACTTTAACAAATAAAAAGAGACGGGGGGTACTTCAGATCGGCAATAAGTGCAGAGTTAGGGAATTAACAAATCTTCCGCAACCCGCATGGATATTGATGTGGAGCTTCGGCGTGGCGCTGGGACTTCGTGAGTAAACTAGGCTTATAGGGTTTTGAAAGTTTTGAAAAAATGTAGTGTTATTTGTCTGTGTTCAAGGGTATGGGGGCGAAGGGGGGACCCAAATGAGATTCGGGGGGTGTGGGGTGAGCAATCCCCCATAGAACTTTACTTATAGCCCCCGTTCTAGTAATCTACATGCATGGGTTCAGCGATTAAATACTGCTACTAGTCAACGCCTGACCAGTCAGTAGCCCATCACTAGGAGATGCTATGTATACAGTAGCAGTGCGTTGGGGTGAGTTGGTTAAGACTCACAAGGCTTGGACTCTTAGCAATGCTAAGGCAACGATGTATGCCTATCCTAATAAGGATGTGTTCATCAAGGTGACCGACCTATTCGGTAGACGTGTTGCGGTGCGTTACTACCGCTAAACCTCGGGGGGCGAAAGCCCCCCATCATTGGGAGATTGATATGGAAGTAAGAGTAGTGAAGGCGTTCATCCACGCTATGGTTTGGATGTTGGTTGGTATGGTAGTGATGGCTCGCATCTACTGCTATAACCTTGGTATTACATCGGGGCCGATGTTCATCGACTGGATGACTGTATGGGTTACAGGCGGTGCATTGGTTATGTTCGAGTTGTTGCTTGCGTTTGACCCATCGTTTAAAGATGACAACGGGTCAACGTAACATCTGGCGTGCCCATGTGTGGCACGCGACGAGAGAGGCGTTGTATCAGCGACGCCCTTTCTCTGAACTACCTAGTCGTTACGAGTTCTTTCGTAAGGCTAAGGAACAAGTGCAACGTGCTACGTTCTGCGCCAAGATAGATGGCGAGGACTACAGCAGAGTGCGCTAACCAAGGGGACTTCGGTCCCCTTTTTATTTCGCCTGCGCATACTGATGCCAGTTATGTGTGGTCGGGCGCGCAAAGCGTGAACATGGACAAGCGCGTTGATTAGTAGTCCATTCACCCATGGAACTTTACTTAAGCGCCTACAAATGCTACTCTTCATTTGTCGGTTGGGAGTTCGCTCAATCGACTTTTCTTAATCGTTCATTTTTATGGAGATTGACACATGGCAACTACAAAGCCAAAGACTGCTAAGTCTGAAACTAGCACGACCCCGATAGCAAACGCTATTCGGGAACAAGGGTTCGCTTCTTTGCAAGACGCGGGTTTCCAACAAGCGGGTGCATACCAAACGACCGAATCGGTTGCCAAGTATGTAATGACGCAAGACGCTACTTTCCCAACTGAAGTGTCGAGCGATACTAGGGACTCGCTTTATGGCGGTTACAAAATGAAGTTCACCCAACTTTATGAACCAACTGTCTACGCGGTTATCAATGACCACTATGTAGTCGCTACTGAAGAGCATATAAATACTGCCAATATCGAAAAGATTCGTATTGGTGTTGACCATGCATATTCTTACTCACAACAAGAGTTCGGTAAGTTGAAAAACACGCGACCCGCTCTTCATTCATTGATTGGTAAGGTTCGGGACAAGACTAGCACCTACTGTTCTAACCGACTAGCCGAACTGAAACGCGTTGCAATACGCCTACAGAAAGACGCTACTGGTGAAGAGAGTAGCACAAGAAAAGCCAACAAGAACTTTGAAGAGTTCGTTGACGATTGGTTCAAAGATACCGCAGAAGATAGGCTGAAAACTGCCAAGTCTCGCGGAGATGCTACTGCAGACGCTAAGCGGTTCACCAACGCTAAGATAGCATTCATGACCAAGTGGAGACACGCGGACGCTAAGTAATTAGCCCTACAAACCCAGTCGATTCGTCGGCTGGGTTTTTTTTCGTCCGTGTGTTTTGATACCAGTTATTTGTGGTCGCGCGCGTGAAGGGCGCAGGCAAGGCAAGCGCGCTAAATAACGATCCATCCCCCTGTGGAACTTTACTTTAAGGGCTTGATTTGGTAGTGTGTATTTGTCGCTGACGAATTCTCTAGGCGATGTATTCTTAACTTTTGGAGCAATCATGCAATTCAAATCCTTTAAAGACTTTGCGTATCAACATGCCATCACCACAGACACCTCTAGGGATCAAGCGCAATATGCGATTGACAATATCTCGGGTTTTCCTGAGACCCTGCCCGAGGAGATACAGGTGGAGATGGTAGAGGGTTATCGTTTACGCCACAGCGAAATCAAAAAGCCTGTGGTGTATGCGATCGTTAACGATCATTACGTCATCGCATCCCCTGAACACCTTGCTAGCAAAAAGGTGGAAAAAATCGAGGTCAGCGTGGCTTATGTGTTTTCCTATTCATCGCAGGAATTTGGCAAACTCAAAAATACAAACCCTGCCCTCCACAAAATTGTGGGCGATGCTAGGGATGCCACCTCCACCTATTGCTCGAATAAGATCAGGGAATTAAAGCGCATAGCAAAAAGTATCTTAACTGTCGGTCAGGGTGGAACACGGGAATCGTTTAACTTTGTGGAATCCGTAACAAAGGATTTCGAGAAGCAAGAAAAATCCTGCAAGGTCAAGCAAACCAGAGGTAATGATTCCACAGCGGATCCTGCAAAGTTTAAACTTGCTGTAAAAGCCTTTTGGGCGACATACAACAAGTAACAACTAAAACACTTTTAAGCCACCCTCGGGTGGCTTTTTTTTGGCCTTGCATTTTGATACCAGTTATTTGTGGTCGCGCGCGCAAAGAGTGTGCGTGATGCACAAGCGCCTTAATTAGCGATCCACCGAATAGTGGATTTTGAATCATCGCCTACCGTTCTCAGATTTGATACACCTGATTTGCGTCATGTTCTAGAACAATGTTCTACTTTTTAGACACAGTTAGAACAGAACTTTCTAGGTTTCATGCGGGCTAGCGGGGTTTTGTTCTAATGTTCTACGTTTTTCGGCAGGACATGGGAATATTTAGAAAAAGTCGGCAGAGCAAAGACTCGCCAGCCAGTGCAAGAAAAATAAAAAATAGAACGGTATACCCTCTCAAATTTACTAGAACATAGAACACCCCTTATATATATATATCTTAATAGTTATTATTATAGAGTCTTTTCTTCCTAAACTTAATACTTTTCCTTACAGAATTTTTATTTTCCTCGTTCTATATGTAAAGTGGAAAAAGTAGAACACGCTAGAACAAGTAGAACAAAACTCTATATAAAAAAGTTGTCTACATCTCTTGACTAATAGGTCAAGTTCTGTTATACTTATAACTGATGGGGAGAATATCTCATCAACATCGTTAAACAACAGTCCATCGAATAGTGGATTTTCAGAAAGGGATTCTTATGGGACAGATGAAACAACTTAGTATTGCAATCCATGAAGCAGTGGAGTCGGGTTTGATGCCCAACCCATTTCTGCCCGAATCAGTCTATGCGCTGATCGAGGTGACGGCATCCATCGAGAAAGTCATAGGCATCTATGCGCACAATGATCTGGCGCTGTGGGATGCTTGGCTCTGTGAGCAAGACCCTGAGAAGTTGGACACACACTTCTTTGTGCGGGAGATGGAGTTTCACCGTGACACATACGAGCAAGCAACAAGGGACAACAGAGTATGACTAAAGAAAATCTTAACTCATTGACACGCCTGATCATCATGATGGCGAACCGACCCGAGGTCTTTGTGAAGGTGGCAAACAAACGAGACTTTGCCGAGGCGGTGATGCTCGTCTCACCTCTGATCAACGGCATGAGTCGTGACGAGATAAACAAACTTAGAAAGGAACTCAAATGATATTCAGAGCAGAGTGCCGTATGTGTGGCACAACCTACCCCAACCAACGATGGGCTCTCGGCTACAAGATGTGTATGCCATGCGGTGAAGCCGAGTCCAAGCGCGTGGTGCGCACAGTCGTGCCTATGCCCAAGTCCAACTACATATTAGTAACAGATATGTCTTTGCTCAAGGGATTGAACTCATCACACAAAGGAGGAGTCAATGGGCTATAGATCATTGGTTGCATACACCATACGGTTCGTGGGCAATGACGATAAGAAGAGCGAGCAATCGTTCAATACATTCTTATGCGAAGCCAAGGCGAAGATCCCTGCGCTGTGGGCTGGTGGGGAGGACTCGATCAACGAGTGGCTCGAGATCGACATGACGAAGTGGCAGTTCAACTTCCATACACCACACGACATCAAGTGGTATCCCGACTATGCGGATGTGAAGGCACACGAAGCATTGTGGGATTTAGCACGAGAGTTCAACGAGGACAACAACACGATAGTTGGTCAGATGTTCATAGTGGGTGAGGAGGCTGATGACATCAACCAACGAGCGTTTGGTGAATTGGAAGATGACTACATCCGTCTCAACAGAGAGATCACTTGCGATTGGTTAGATAAAAAAGTTGAGTAAACATCTTGACTAATAAGTCAAGTTATGTTATACTTATAGCCAATGGGGGAGTCAGTCGTGAACCTCATTAATTAGTAGTCCATCGAATGATGGATTTGTTTTTAAACTGGAGAAAGCAAATGGAATTACAAAAACCTAAGCACCTGATTAGCCTTGCTACATCGGGTATGTTAGTCAGCGTGGATGTCAATGTGTGGTCTGCTACCAAGCAAGATCGTGGCATCAGCAATGAGGTTACTACGGCAAAGAAAGCCGACCAACACGCGGGCAAGTATGTGAAGAACTTACTAGCCGATCACCCCAAGCACAAGGCGATCGTGAACTACCGACAGACTATCTACAACTGGGTCAAGCGCAGAACCTATCGGTGGAACAACGCTCAAGACTATCTACCTAGCGTGGACATGCCCAAGTTCAAGCAAGAATACAACGTCCATGAAGCATCGTTTCATAAACTCTTAGGCGAGTTCTTGACTGAATACGACAGCATCGTGAGCGACATGGCGTTCAAGCAGAGTGGCATGGGCGATATGTTCGACCGCAATGACTACCCCGCTAAAGAGGAACTAGCATCTAAATTCGGTGTTCGACTTTTCGTGTCGGAAGTGCCATTGAATGACTTCAGGTGTTCCATAGCACAGGACATCGCTGATGACTTGTTCACCACATACTCTACTCAAGCAGAAGAAATAATGTCCCATGTAATGATGGAACAACAAACAAGGTTCGTGGAAGTTATGAAGTCCATTAGCCATTGTTGCGGTGTTGACGAGATCGGTGTAGATGACAACACAGGCGAGACCAAGACCAAGAAGAGAAAGATTTATGACACAACCATCTTGAAAGCGAAAGAGATGTGCGAGTCATTCAAGCAGTTCAATCTAAGCGCAGATCCAGCATTGGAGGAAGCAAGGGCAACGCTAGAGAGAACACTGAGCGATGTGACGGCAGAGGATATTCGTGATTCCGATGCGGTGCGTCATGCGGTGAAGGAGGATGTTGACAGTATCCTCGGCAAGTTCGGCACATTCAAGTGCGTTTAAGTATTCAATCAGTTCATTTAAGTATTCAATCAGTAAAGGAAAGACATCATGTCTAAAATCAGTTTCAACGACACAGTATCAATCAACGAGTTGCGTAAACTCATTCCAATAGTAGCCCCTCACACGACAGTGGTCGTGCAATCAGAACCGGGTTGTGGCAAGACCTCGCTGTTATCTATGATTGCATCAGACAACGGTGACAAGTGGCGCTCACCGAAGGACGGCACAAGCATCGAGGGTGACAAGTATGACTACATCTATGTCGACTGCCCCGTGAAAGATATGTCAGACATAGGTATGACTATTCCCAACCATGCTAACAAGGCGTTGGAATACTATGTGTCGAGTCTCTTCAATCTCGATGACAAAAAGCCGAAATACATTCTGCTTGACGAGTTGATGAAAGCACCGAAGTTACTGCAAGTGATCTTCACCCGACTAATGCTAGAGAAGATGGTAGGTGACAGACCACTGACCGATGGATCGGCAATTATCGCAACGTCTAATAATGCATCAGATGGTGTCGGTGACAACATGCTCGCTCACGCAGGCAATCGTGTGTGCTTGGTGCGTATGGCAAAGCCGACAGCAGATGAGTGGTTGGCGTGGGCAACAGAGAATGGTATCTCTCGCGTTGTTCGTGCGTTCGTTGCAATGTTCCCTCGTTGCATGGCGTCATACATTGATGGAGATCAGAAGGACAACCCTTACATCTTCAAACCATCAATGACGAGTCTCTCGTTCGTCTCTCCTCGCTCACTCGCCAAGTGCGATGTCATCGTGCGCAATCGTGATGTGATTGGTGAGAACGCTACTAAGGTCTGTCTCGCAGGCACTATCGGTGCAAGCGGTGCAGGTGATATGTCGGCATTCATGTCGTTGGAGAAATCATTGACGGATGTAAGAGACATCATCAAGAAGCCCGAGGATGTAGAGATACCGAAGGACATTAGTGCGCAGTTGATGATCATGTTCCAAGCAGTCGATGTGCTTGATACACAAGATCAGTTGACGAAGTTCATGATGTTTGTCAATCGTATTCCATCAAGCGAGATTCAAGGTGTGTTCTTCACCATGATGATGCGCAACCCCAAGTCAATTCGCTTGGCACGCAACAACCAAGAGATCGCTGACTGGGCTAAAAACAACCATGAGTTGTTCTAACGACACCTACATCTAAGCACCCACGTCGTCGTGGATCTGTATTTAAATCTTAATCATTGAAAGGAATTGTGATGATCACTATCACAGAGTTGGAGTTCGTGTTATTCGTAGGCATGGTCGTGATGACCTACCTCTACTTCAAGGAGAAGGCTGAGGGGGTTTCGTTCAAGCGAACAACTATGAATATATTTCATCAGGTTGCCATTGGCAAATTAAAAATCAAAGAGACCGATGATGGTTTCGAAATGGAGGTTACAAATGTTAGTTAAAGATAGAGAAGAGACATTGCTCAAGCGTGATCACATTGCGCTAATGAAACATCCCGAGACAGCGTTCTACTCAGGCGTGATGCTCATGGGTAAATCAGAAGTTGTCGACAGTGGATGTCCTACGGCATACACCGATGGTGTCAACAAGGTCTATGGTCGTGCGTTCTTGAAGCGTATCGCTACTGCACCGAAGCGTCGTGGCTTGGTGTTGCATGAGAATCTTCATGTGGGACTCAAGCACATCACGCATGGGCAGATGATGTTTGAGGAGAACCACAAGATGGCTAATCTCGCCGCTGACTTTATTGTCAACGACATCATTGAGAATATTAAGGGATGCATTGTTGGCACACAGGAACGCATTGTCGAACTACCTGATGGCGCGGTGTATGACCCGATGTTCCACAACTGGTCGATGCGTGAGGTATACAACTATCTAAAGAAGCACGCCAAACCTAAACCCAAACCACAGAAGGGTGGCAAGCCATGTGATAACCCTACCAACCCTGATGATGGAGATAACGACCCACAGTCGGGTGGAGAGAAAGATAAGGAAGAGTGGGAATCGGTTGAAGTCAATGGCAAGGAGTATGACCTTTCTGATTCAGACGAGCATGGGTTCGGTGACTTGAAAGATCTTACGCATGAGAAAGCCAAGGAGATCAACGATGCAATCGATAAGGCATTGCGTGAGGGTGGCATCCTAGCGGGTCGCATGGGTGCGAAGTTACCTAAAGTAATCTCAGATCTACTCGAACCAAAGATTGATTGGGTCGATGCGATGCGTGACTTTGTGAACTCTTCAATCAAAGGCAAAGACGAGTTCACTTGGCGCATTATGAACAAGCGTCACTTGGCTAACGACATCCTCTTACCAAGCGTAGAAAACGAGACGATCGGTGAGGTAGTGGTTGGGATAGATACATCAGGCTCTATTGGCGGTGATGAGATTACCGAGTTCGCTACGGAACTGGCTTCGATTTGCGACCTTGTTCAACCTGAGAAGGTTCGTGTTCTTTGGTGGGATACCGAGGTGCATGGTGAGCAAGTCTTTATGCCACACCAATACGCAAGCATTGCATCATTGCTTAAACCATTAGGCGGTGGTGGCACTCATGTTGGTTGTGTCAATGACTACATCAACAAGGAGAAGGTGCAAGCCGATTGTGTGATCGTGTTCACTGACGGCTATCTAGAGTCCGACATCGTGTGGAATATCTCTAGCCCATCTCTTTGGATGATCACACGCAACAAAAACTTTGAGCCCCCTGTCGGCAAGATGGTGGTGTTTGGAGATGACTAATCTTGGTAGTTACATGGATGCGTGTCTCAGAGAATCTCAAGCAGAAGCAAACGCTAAAGAGGTCGAAGATCGCATCTATCGCAAACTCCGTCTAACTAACCTAATAAACAAGGCTGAAAAAATGAGTCTCCTCCAACAGTTCGCTGAAATATCTTACAAAAAGATACCCAACATGACCACTGAGTCACGACACCGCATGTCCAAAGAGATAGCAGAAGATCTCATAAATGAGAAAGGAGAAGGCGCATACCTACATTGCCTAGAGAGACTCTCTAACAACACGAACTCGCCACGCCTGTGGCGGGATGTATTAACTTATCTTGATGAAATGAAAGGGAAACCAAATGAAAGCACTTAACTACAAGCGACTGCTTGAGATCACAAATACCGTTCCATCCTTTCGTGGAAACGTAAATAGGTTTCCTATTGGTGAACGCAGACAGAACAACAAATACTTTCTTAGACGAGACGAGGATGGTCATACTGTTTTCGATGTCGTGTATGGAGAGGCATGGAACTCAACTGAGATTGATAGGCTTGAATACATACGACTGAAACTCGAACACAGAAAGTTCAGAAAAGCAACTGGCACAGAGAGAGCGCAGACCTATGTAATGAAGTGGCGTAAGTATTCGGATGTCGGTGGAGTATGGACTCAAGGCAAAGACTGTGAATACCATAGACGAGACAGAGGTCACAACATCGTTGGCACTGTGCGCCCTGACAACTCGTTTGAGTTTACTAAGTCACGCTACTGGCAAGGTGATCGTTGCTTTCTATCTCAGCATAGTGCGGGCTACTTCTCTACGGACTCACGCAGAGGTGGGATGGTATATGCGATCGACATGCTAGATGACAACGCTGTGTTCCATCCGATATGGAAAGGCTTGCGGGTCAACTGCGACACGATGGAAGCAATCACACCATATGAGGTAGTCATCAACCATGTCGATCGCAAGTCTGGAAAGGGCATCTTGTCAAAGTATGAGCATATGTTCAAAGTTTCTGAGGTGATGCTCAAGGCTATGGATTTGGGCTCTATCAACAACACTTGTATTGACATCGTTGATGGCATCTTCGGTGAGAAGGCGCATGAGCAAAAGATCGGGCGTGAGACAGAATACAAAGAACATGCTGAGAAACTCATAAACGATGCGCCATTGGATGCGCTCCTATTGTTCAATCTTGCGTATGGCGTAAGGCATGTAGGGTATCGCATGAGGTATGGCATGAACAACCATACTGATGACACGCCTGAGAACATCTTCATGGCTACTAAGCGCAAGATCGCTAGAGAGATTTATAAACAAAATCCTGACATCCTCAAGGAAGTGTCGTGTGGTAGTGGTAAGCGTTACCCCGCATGTGATTGGGGTGTGAAACTAATGGTCAACGGTCAACAAGTGGAGCAATCAACATGAGTCTGAACTTCATAGAAATAGAAATGAGAGATGTGTATGGGGTAACGAAGTATTACCCTGTGTGCGAGAAGGCGTGTGTCTTTGCACGAATTGCAGGGACTACAACGCTAACAAAGGAGACGATCAAACAGATCAAGTTACTTGATTATGCGGTCATCATTAAAGTTAGAGAACCACAACTGGGAGATTGATATGTCAGTAGAGAAATAC